AACGTTTATAACCTCGTGCAACAGGATATACATTTGTCGCTACTGATAATCCTCTATTTCCATAAATAGGTTGGTCAGGTAACCACTCATTTAATGTTCTTCTTACTGTCCTAGCCATGTTTCTGTTTCTCCGCTTGATGATTGACTTGTCCAGGTATCAGATGAAACAGTTTGACTCGTCCAGCTTTCACTAACACTACTTGATTGTGGTGTCCATGTTTCACTTACTGAACTAGTTTGTGGTGTCCATGTTTCATCAACACTTGAACTTGAATCACTCCATTCTTGTCCTTGTTTAAATAATTCTGATGTATCGCTAAATGTAAATGTTATAGAACCACTATTTACAAATTCAGCATTTGGTGTACTGCTTGTAGCAAAAGTTTGAGCCAACGTACCTGACATACTTGCCTCATAGGTACACGCCCCTGATAATGTAAAACTATGTGATAACGATCCACTTACAGTTCTTAGTAATGTTGCTGAACCCGTTAGTGAAAAAATATTATTTATTGTACCACTAGCAGTTCTTAAACGTAAAGCATCTCCACTAAGTGTTGTTGCTGAACTAATTGATGAATCAACAGTACGTAAACGTAATGCACTTCCAGAAACAGTAAATGTAGATGTTGTTGAACCATCAACTGATTCACCTACTTGAGCATCAGCAGTTGTACTAAATGTAGCTGATACTGTACCAGAACCAAAACGTACAAATGCAGTTTCCCAACTTGCACTATCTAACGAAAAAGGAAGTGTATCTAAACTACCCCAATTATCAAGTTGCTCTAAATTGGGATTTCTAAAATCTATAAATGTTGTATCTAAATCATCTAATGAATTTATTACAGCATCTAATTGCTCTAATGTACCATATTGATCAAGCTGTTCTAAATGTATGGGTACTATTGCCATTCATCTTAATCTAAACTTACAGTTAATGAACCGCTGGCAATTTTTAATATATCTCCAGTCGCTATAGTTTTAGCTGAAGTAAATGCCCCATGGTATAATAAGTTGCCACCTGTACTAGCATCGAAAAGACCAAAGAACCCCACACTGCCCCATGAACCCGTAGCTGTATCAAATTCAACAGCACTATTACTTGCAATAGAACCACTACTTGCAGTACCAAATGTTATTGCTTTTCTAGTATATCCGTTACCCGTAAGTTCAGTGCCACTGTTATCATCTGCGAAACTACCCGTTGAAAGTGCAACATAAATAGCACTTGGCGAAGTATAGGCACTGCCTCCTAAAACATGGTCTAAAAGTTCGTTTTCTAAATAATTTGATGCTGACATTTTTTTATCCCGTAATAGTTATTAATTGTTTTGTATAGTCATCTTTCATAGCTAAAGAACTGCCATACTTTTCTTTATCATGACTAACGATTATCTCTTGTATTGCTCTTGTAAATAACTCATCATACTGACGACTTTTTACCTCATCTAATAAATAAACAGATGCATGATGTAATGCACCATAAAGGTAAACATCAGGGTGGCGAGTTAAAATAGTATTATTTGTATTAGAATCTGATAATGCCTCAATACGTTTTGAATATACCATTTCTAACGTTAATACTGAATCTGGTGTTGGTGCTAAACGTATTTCTGAACCAATGATTGTATAACCTTGTGGTGTACCACGACTATCACTTGGAAAGTTTGTGTTTAGCGAATTAGGTGAATAATACGTTAGCGTTCTTCGTGGCGAACTATTTATTCTAATAGTTTCAATTTGCCTAAAATCAGTCGGTAATGAAATTAAATCATCTCCCGCAGTTGTACTAGCTGTTGCTCTATCATGACTAAATCGAGTGAATAATTCTCTGCTGATCCTTGACTCAGCCAGCACTATAAAATCGGGAATTTGTGTTGTCAAATCATCACGTGCTAAAAAGTTAGCTATTGATGTCTTAAGTTCTGAAAAATTAGCGAGTCCCATTAGACTTTACCTCCACCCGTTCTAAAAAATCTATTATCAGGGTCATTCAACCATTTTTTCCATGCTTTTTGATTATGTTTAGGATCACCTAATTTTTTAAGCATTTCATAGTAAACAGTTACAGGTATCTCTGCTATATGTTGTTGATGCTTTTGTGTATTGCCAATCAACGAACCTTTTTCATAGCTATTACTTTTACGTTTATTATGTTCAAGAATATGGTCAACTTGTTGTTCTGTTTGAATGATAGTTTCATCACCCTCAAACTTCATCTTAGTTACTTTACCATTTTCTTTACTTATTATTTTTTCCATGTCTTACCCTTAAACTTGATTTTGGACTCATCTTTTTTCTATGTTTATGTCCTTTAGGTTTGTGTCGTCTTTTTGTTTTCTTTGTTGGGCTATATAAAACTTTCTGTTGTCTTTTTGCCATACTTATAGCCCCAACGATTTTCTGATAAATCTTTTAAATTATTTGTCTGTTTAGAAATCTTAATAATTAGATTATTAAATTTTATTAATTTTTTTGTAATAAGCATTTTAATTTCCTCCAATAAAAAGGGGGCTATTACACCCCCTTAATATTATGTGTTTATGATAAATCCATAACAGCACCATGTGCTTTTGGTGCAGTCGGGATATATGTCATTTCTGACACTATCGCAAACTTTTCGGCATCACCCGTAGGTGCTACATCATTAACAGAAAAACTTCTGTTTGGTAATGCACCCATTTGCATATAATCAGAGTCAAGTAAGTACACTCTGTCATCTTGCATTTGTCTGTCGATAACCACGTTTAAAGTTCCATAGTCTGTAAGATACATACTAACTGAACCTATTATCATAGCATCTTTTGGTGCATTAGCAGTCATATGAAGTTGATTGGTAACGATTGAGCCACTGCTAAGGTCTGAGAAAGTAGCTTTCTTTGATGGAGAAACTACCAACATATCAGGTTGTCCACCATCTGTATAGCACGCTTGCATTACTGTATCGATTTGAGCCAATGTTAATGCTCTTGCTGTACCATCAGTATGAACATCAGTTCCATCACCAGTAACAGCAGTACCATCAGATGCTTTATCAACGTTAGTAATCCAAGTTTCAATCGAACCAAACTTTCGTGGGTCAGATGAGGATTTTGCAGTTGACGAACATAATGATTTCTCAATATCACGTCTTTGTTCACATTTATATTCAAGTAAGGTCGTTAATCTTACCCCGTTTAATTAAAAACTGCTACATATCGCTATGTAGATTAGACTATATCATCACCCTTAATTTTAAGGGGTTGGGTGCTTCGGATTACTTAATCCTACTCCATTTCTGGATAGTCGTTGCACCTTTCCTTTTCAGGACTCGGCTCAGGATTGCCTACTTGAGGTTTCCCCTGAATTCACCCAATTATTGCCTATCCATTACTGGATAGCGACACTGTTTTTGTTAATGCCTTTTAAAACTTTGACGTAAGCGGTTTCTCTATCACGACCAGCTTTGTCAACTACGTCTAGTGTTTTAGAAACAGCACCAGCTTGTACAAAGATTTGGTGGTGATTAGAATTTCTTACAGTAGCGGTTGGGTTAACATAACTGTAATCAGCACCCTCATTAGCATGGTTAGTTGCACTTGCGGCACTTAGCTCTTGAGTTTGCCATTCGTAAGTTATCGCTTTAGTTGCGATTTTATTCATATTGGAAAAAAGAGGGGTTTCCGATGGATCGATTCTTGTAATCACATCAGACAGATTTTCTTTTTCCCCAATAGCGTTTGAAGAAAGATAGGTAGCCATCTTAAATTACTCCTTAAAAAATAATGTTGTTATTGTTGTTTTTGTGCTAGTAAATAATTTACTGCATCTTCTCTTTTGCCACTTTTTTTCAAGCGATCAAATAATTGTTTGTTACGTCTAGCTTTAGTTTCAGACTTAGTAGTTGGCACGTTGCCTTTAGCCATTTTAGGGGCTTTAGTAACTTTCTTTTTGGCTACTTGATTTTTAGCCATAAGATTGTCATACAACCATGCTTTTCGTAAAATCTGAATGGCTCTACTATCAGAGGCTTGGCTTAACTCGTTATCAGTAAACCCAAGTTTCCGAGCATAGTTAGTAATGCTTTGTTTTTCTTTTGTTGCCACATCACTATTTCGCCATTCTGGAATACGTTCCATAAGTCTAGTTTTTTCAACCTCAAGATTTTTCGTATATTGTTGAACTAAATCTTGTTGTTGTTGTGTTTGTATTCTTAACTGTTCATCTTTGACAGCTTTTACAGTTGCCTGATGTTTTTCAAAAGCATCTTTCTGACGTAAATATTCAGATGGATCACTATTGATTAAATTAGCATCTGGTTCTGGAACAGGATTGCTTAAAAACTGTTCTACTGCTTTAAGATTTTCAGCAAGTGCTTGACGTTCAGCTTGAATCTGTTGTGCTTGTTGTTCAAACTGTTTTCTTTGTTCAGCCAAAGTTTGGCTTTTTTTTGTATAGTCAGCCGTTCTTGAATATCCATTCTGAAGTTCTTCCAGAGTTACATCAACGTTTTCACCATTAACTCGAACAGTGTACATTTCTGGTTCTGTTGAAACTTCTTCTTGAGTATCCTCAACGTTTTCTGATTCAGTATAATCTACCTCATCACTTTCTACCTCAGTATCACTTTCCAGTTCAACATCAGTTTCAGGTGCTGTGGTTTCTTCTACTTGTTGTTCCTGACCATTTTGGTCAAGATTATTTGATTCTTGTTCGGCATCTGAGTTGTCCGTTTTCGGCTCATTAGCTTTCAAGAGGTAATCGACAGCTTGTTGTCGACTAAAAGTATTGTTAGGTTCACTTCCTGTTTCAGGATTGGTGTTTTCCATAATTCATTCCTTTTGTTAAAAAAATTTTCGTTTATGCAAATTATCTAGTTTTTCTTTAGCGAGTTTTGAGTCGCTTACCAAAATTTGCATTTCTTCACGTACCTTACGCAAAGACTGTAGTAAGAAATAAGAACGCTCACGAACGTCCTTATCTTCTGGCTTACTTTCTGAGAAACCTGATACATATCGTTCCTCAAGGATTCTATAAACTTTTTTAAAAATTGGATTTTCCAGCAAATCTTTTGCTTGATTTCCTTGAGCCATTCTTTGGCGTAAATCCATATCATCATCATTTTGCATTAAATTATATTGTAGTTTCTAGGTGCAAGTAGACCACTCATAATTGTACGAGGGTCAATTTGTGTATTTAAAGGTTGTAACATTTGTTGGTTATTCATCATCATTGGTGGTAATTGTGGAAATGCAAACTGAGGTGGTTCAGCCATCATTTGATTCATTTGCATACCTTGTTGATTTAATTGTTGAGGTGATTGAGCCATACCTCCACCCAACATAGCGGAACGACCTACACCTGAAAAATCACCGAGTAAGCCACCACCTAATAGTTTTCCTAAACCAGCAGTTGGTGAATCTTGAATACCTAAAAGTTGACTTGCGGGTAATCCTGTAACAGCATCACCAAAGCCACCGAGAAATCCTCCCATTCCACCACTAAATAATTTTTCTAAAAAACTAGGTGCTACTGCTTGCCCTAGAGCCATTCCTATTGCCATAATTATCTCCTATAAATTTTGACTTACTTCTTTATTGCCTAGAACTTGGGCTTGTCCTCTAAGCTGAAGTTCGGCGTTAAGTTCCTGACGTTTTAATTCAATATCTGCCATTAATTTTTCTCTGGCAATTTGAATATCTGATTCTAATTTTTTCTGTTTAAGGGCTATTTCTGCCTCTGCTTTCATTCTATCAACATTCACCTCTTGCTCTGCCTCACTTGGCTGTGGAGGAATTGGTGGTTGCTGAGATGGATCAAGGAAAAATTCATTTACATTTTTAAACCCAGATAGTTCTAATATCTTGGCATAAGTTTCTCGTAGCTGTGTTAAATTAGTTAATGGATTTTGCATACCCAAAGTTGTCAATATTTGAGCTTGAACCTCAGCCATTTGCTGTAATACTCTGATCTTATCAGTAGCTTGTCCTGTACCTAAACCAACATTGACTTGAATGTCATAATTGTTTTTCCATTGGCGAGGATCAACAGGAATAAATTTATTATTTAAACGAACCATTTGTTGCTGAGTACCATGCTTAGTTGCTAGATGTAAAATACCTAACATTAAATCTTTAACTCCCGTTTCGGCAAATACACGTGCAATTAATTCAATTTTACCCTGACTAGCAGATACAATTTGATTCACTGCACTCGCAGTTGTACTTTGTAAAACTTGTGGGTCTAAACCCATTGATGCTTTGTTTAATCCTGTACGTGCCTCTTTTAAGGTGTCCAAATAATCCAACATTGGAAATGCTTGATTAGCTACTAACGGAGTTGATAAAGGTTGAACAGCACCAATATTCTTACTTCGTATTATACCTCCCGCTTCGTTATTCAGGACATCATCAATGTTCACAGCACCATCTTGGACTACCAACCTAGTGTTATTTGATAGATATAAATTATCTAAAATCTGTCTTAATACAGTTGATTTAATTAACTGAATATCCATAAGACTTTCAGCTACACTTTGACCGATTAATCTATGAGGCATTAAAATTGGACTGCAACAGGCAAACGGAATATGATCAAATACTTCGTTTTCTAATATTTCATACGATCCACCGATTGCACAAATACGTCTTAACTCACTTATCCCATCACCATCTACATCAACTTTTATGTACATTTCGTGGTATAGAACTTTACGTCTGGAATCATCTAAGGAATCATTGTCAACAGTACCGCCATCAATATCATCAAACCTATTCAGTTTTTCTTCTTCCTGATCTAACTCGTTTCCCGTTCCAGCATATTGTAATACAGTGTCGAAATCATAACCCATGCTAACTAGTTCACCGACAGTCATCTCTCTTCTGTGGCAGACAAATTCAGCATCAGATAATGATTTACAATGACGAGGAATTAAAAATTCTTCTTCAGGTATATTAATTATTTTAATTTCGCCAGATGTTTTCTTACGCTTGATTTTAACATCATAGACCATAGGAATGGGTATGACGTTACCCATTTCATCTGTTTGTTCTTCTGCATCTTCATTTATTGGGCGTGAATCTTGTTCAATGATTTCAATATTGTCATCTGCTGTTAAAATAGTTAATTCATCTAAAGTTAAATTATTGTACGATTCTTCAGTAACATTTTCTGATTCTTCCCAGTAATATTTTACGACACCCAGTTTAAACAACATGGCTGATTTAAACCAATTATGAAATAACGAAAAGCCACTGTTTTGCTCTATAACATAATTAGCATAATGGGAAGCTTGTTCTGCACCCATAACATCTTCAGCTTGGCGAGGTAAAAATTTTACATAATCTTTACTTGATGTAAAAATTCTCATAACAGAGGGCATGATCTGTTCAATTACTTCTTGTACATCTGACGTAACGACACTACTTTTTCCCGACTGCTCATTTCCGAATGGCTCAGAGTTATAATAATCCTGAACATCAATACGGAAACTAGACAAGTCTGTATCGTAATAATTTAGAGCATCTTCAACTTCGTTTTTTAAAATCGCCTTGAGTTGAGATTCTTCCATCTTTGGCATAATTAATTCTTTTCTTGTTTGTAAATATTTGCTGAATACCCATTAAGGGTATAACTTTTATTAAATAATTCGTTTATTTTTTCTTCTTTTTTTTTGAAACTTTTTTCATTTTTTTATTTTTATGTCCGTACATTATTTTCTCCTTTTTTTAAATGTAGATACTTTGCTTTTAGGGTTTGCTCTTTTACGAGTAACCGCTGATTTAATTTGTGCCTTAGTCATTTTCTTTGCAGTAGCTAACGGAACACATTTCGGATAACCACGCTTAGAACTTTTTGCTGACTTACGTCCACAAGGTTGATATTTACCTTTTTTCTTAGGTGCGGATATATCTACCCAATTTCCTTTTTTACCCTTACCAAACCAAGCAGTAAGACCACCTTTAGGCTTTGCCATTATACTGTCCTATATTTGCCACCACGCTTTTTATAGGTTCTAACTAACCAACCATTTGCATAAGCTGAAGGATATACATCAAACTTACGTTTTGCCTCAGCCTTAACACGTGCATATAGCGAGGGGTTAGTGGGTACAGCCTTTTTCTTTTTAGTGGGTTTTCTTTTTTTAGTCATTTATGTACTTTTTGAATTTTAAATGTCGCTTTTTTACTTGCCCCTTTATGAGGTTTAAAACCACCAGTAGGGTTTTTCATTAGGGTATAACCACTACCCTTTTTCATAAAATGATACCCACGTGGGGCTGATATTGATTTCGTTTTTACCATTTCTTACA